GTGGACAGCGGTCTCGGACTTTGTGTCTGACATCTGGGAAGGCATCACGGATACAATCAAGACGGCCATCAACGGCATCATCGGTTTGGTGAACGGCATGATCTCGGCCATTGTTGGCGGCGTGAACGGCGTCATTGGCGTCTTGAACGGCTTCGGCTTCGACGTTCCAGAATGGGCGCAGGACAAGCTCGGCGTAGAGCGGGTAGGCTTCAACATCGACCCCATCACCGCGCCGCAAATTCCCTATCTGGCACAGGGCGCAGTCATTCCGGCAAACCATGAATTCCTTGCGGTGCTGGGTGACCAGACCAACGGCACCAACATCGAGGCACCGCTGGCAACCATTCAGCAGGCCCTCGCAGAGGTTATGGAAGCTTACACAGGGCAGCAGGACATCACGATCCGCTTCGCCGGAGACCTTGCCCAACTAGCTCGGGTGCTCAAGCCCTATATCGACAAAGAGGAGAACCGGCGCGGAGCCAAGCTGGTCACGGGAGGTGTGTACTGATGTTGATTATTGATGGTGAGAAATTCAAAGTCGATGTCCTCAGTTGCAAGCGCACTGCTGACTTTCTGGACAAGCACGCCAAGCGCACCGAGAACGGCGACCTCAAGCGCGAGCTGATTGGCGTGTATTTCAACTACAAGCTGACCATTGCGCCGGGCATCGACCGCGCGGAGTATTCCCGGTTTTGGGACAAGATCACCGAGCCGGAGGAGTTCCACACGGTCACGGTCCCGGGCACGGACGGAGACTATACCTTTACGGCGTATTTCTCAAACATCGGAGATGAACTGCTCCTGCAGCGAGGAAAAGCCAATTACTGGAAAGGGCTGACGATCAACTTCATCGCCAAGACCCCCGCCAGATTTTAAGGAGGGCCAGCCCCGATGAGAACCAATACGCGCGTGGAGTTCGGCCTTTACGATGTCACCGCCAGAGGCGACAGCGCCCCGAGCTGCA